GGCTACGGTTACAACATCTACGCTTGTTAGCGGGTCTGCCACAAGCGATTCGATGATAGGACCCTGACGGCCCTCTGCCTCTCCAACAGTGGCATTACCCATTGCGTGGATTGACAAGCCTACATCCTCAGCCATCTCCTTGATAATCGGAGCGTAGTGAGAGTAAAATTCGATATCTGCTACGAGACCATTCTCGGTGAAGTAAGCATCTGAAGCAAGCTTTCCAGCGAGCTTCTCTACGTCACGCTCTGGTCGATCGTTAGATTCTGAGATTGAAGGGTGGTTCATGAAAACCTTTGTGCCCTTCTTGAAAACAGATGGGCCGTACTGCGCGAGCATCTCAGCGCCGTAGTAGCCTGAGCTACCCCATCCAGCTTCGATAACCTTTACTTTCCACTTGTTGCCCTTCATAGGCGATGCAAGTGCTAGACCAAGGTTTTCCTTGAGTTCAGTAGCCATAAATTCTCCAATAAGTCATCGTGCTAGGTACAAGTATACCATGTACAATGCTATGCAGTAGGTTGCGCGTCTTGAGCTCGTAGGTCGTTTGCGTTGTCTTGCATCGATCCAGCGGCACCTGAATTACCCTGTGACGGAACGATGCTTGAGCCGGAGTCGCTAGTAGCACCAGCGGTTGGCACAGTGGTGCGCAGCTTCTTGATGTCAAGAACTTCGATGATCGCCTCGCGGAATTCGTCATCCCACAGAGCGCCTGCTTCGTGTGCGAGAACCAAAGCCTGAGCCATGCGCTGTGAAGGCTCAGTCTCGATCTTTGGCCAGTTGATCTCTACATCCTTAGCGCCGATGAAGTTCATGATGCGACGGTAGAACAAAGTCCACACGTGCTGACGAGCCTCCATGGCCTTCAGGGTTGGAACGTCTAGAGTCTGTGCGGTTCCGTAAGCGCCAGATGAGCCTGGGTCGGATAGCAAAGCGACAACTGAAACCTCAAGGGCAGATGCAACCATCGAGCCTAAAGGGCGACCGTCGCCAAGATCTACAGAGTTTGCACGAGGCATCGAGGTGAGCTCCATGTTGTCACCCATAACCGCAGTTGATCCAGCGGTAGACGGGGTGGCAATCGCAGCAGCTGCGTTAGTCTGCCCTGTGCGAGTCTTTGAGCGTAGCTGCCAAGCGAACATGCTTAGAGCCTTGAGCATACGTGAGCCATCCTTGAGGTACTCGTTGTATGCGTGCGCCCATGGCAGTGCAGGGAAAGCGTCAGGCAGACCCCAGACGTTACCGGCACGACGGTTGACGCGAGATGCGAACATTCTAAAGCTCAGGTTTACTGGCTGGTTCTGGATGCGACCTACGTAGCGACCGTTCTCCGGTGCATAGGTGTCAGCAGGATACCACTCGTTCACCTGAACTTCCTTGCCACCGTTTCCAGTTAGGTCAACTGCGCGGCGGGTCCAAGTGCGGCGGTAGTACCAGACATCTTCAGCGTCGTCTGGATTGGTTACAACAGCGGTGATCTGGTCAAAAGGCACACGCTGGAAAGTCTTAGTGCTGACGTTGCCCAGTACAAAGAACTGGCCGTCAGTGAAGTGGCTGCGCTCGTTAATAACCTGAGCCTCTGGGGAGAATAGAACTTCCTGGTTTGCTGCGATGTCAACGGTCTTTTTGAAGCGAGGCTGCAGATTGCCAAACTCAACACCACGCCCGAAGATGTATGAAGTTCGCAATCCGCAACCACGCTTTAGCAAAGGGTTTCCTTCGCTGGTTTCGCGGATTCTTTGAGCTGCCTTCTGCAACTCGTCTAGCGTAAAGCTTCCAGTTCCGCTGGCAGTGCTGGTTGTGTTCCATCCCGCATCGTCAAACGCCAAGATCGCTTGAGCCATGCTGGAGTAAGATTCCTTGAGGAATTCGTTCTCCTGGGACATCGCTGAAAACTGCTCTGAAAGCTGCTTAAAATCCATTAAAAGTTCCTTAAACTTGTGATAAAGTCATTTTACCACACCCAGGAGGAGAAGAACGGATCTTGGGAATCCAACAAGTTGGTATCAAAGTCGACGATGTCACCGGCCTTCTTGCCTGCATGTGGACCGTTGATGATGTTTGACAAGTCAGCAGTGGCGTACACAAGGGCATCCAGGCTGTCAGGGGACTTCACGCCTCTAGATCGCATGTCATCCTTTGACTCGATCTGGATAGCACCCTTCTGCGTGAACTTGTACTGGATCATTAGGAGTTCTTCGAGAAGAACCCTGTCATCAGGGTCGATATCGATCTTGCCTGCACTAAGCATCTCTTTAAGATTGTCGTAGTTCGCAGCACGAGCGTTGAGCCAGCGAGTCTTGTCAGGGCTTGCTGCAGAACCAAGCATAGAAATAACAAGGTACCGATTATCAGCCAGGCCAACAACAAGGTCAACGATAGGGCCACCCAGGCCAGCAGCGTCAATACGGACTTCAGATACACCATGGTCAATTGCCAATCTATGAATTCTACTAGCGGTCTCGGTAGCAGTTGCTTTGGTCCAACTCTCAAGCAAGCGGCATCTTCCGCCGATGTTTAGGTAGACCTTGGAATCATCCTCACCGAAGCGAGCAACGTCACAACCGAGAACCGCATAGTTGTTTGCATCCTCTGGGATGTCAGTGTCTAGGCCCTTGTCGATGTTTGATTGGCTGAAAAAAGTGTTGTCAGCCTCGTCAGGGAACTCGCCTAGAACCTTTGAGCGGAATCGCGCAGAGTCTTCGCCCCAAGAGATCTTCTGCTTCTCTACCCAGGCTGGCTGGATTAGTAGAGGCAAGAGCTCCTGTGGTACTTCATCCTTCTCGTCTGTGAAGTTAGGAGTGTCGTATGCCGAGATGCGCATCTTATTCCAGGTTGGGTCATCACGGAAGATCTTGTGGAAAGGTGTGCCTCGGGAGTCAGGGTTGCCGATCGCTAGAACGCGAGCACCCTCGGTGTTAGTAACCGCTTCAGTTGCAGTATAAAGGTCTTCAGGAATACCACCGGCTTCGTCAAGGATAACCATAACGTAACGACGGTGGATACCCTGGAAGGCAGAGACGATATCTTTGTCAGCAGGTCTACGGCCGAAGGCGATTACGGTACCGTCGTCGAGCTTCCACTCTTGACCCTGGGTGATGTACCCCGGGAGCTTGTGGCCATGCTGTGCAGCAAGCTTGAAGTTGTCCTGGATCTCTCGGAACAGCACACGAGCAATCTGCACGTAGGTTGGAGCTGAACAGATTAGCGCCACGTCGTATGGGTCGTGGGTGGCAATCCACCACACAGCAAGCATGCCAGCGAGCCCGGACTTACCAGCACCGTTGCAGGATACAACAGCGGTGTGGCTGTGCTTTACAACGCTCTGTGCAATCTCACGCTGCTTGGACCACATGTGCTTGCCAAGTACTTCCTTGGCCCAAAGCGCTGGGTCTTCAAGGTATTCAGACTTTCGGGATCGCTTTCGCAGGTCGGCAACTACAGCGTCAAATACATTCTCAATCAAGGTACACCAGCTTACCGTCAAGGCCGCAGTTCTCTAGCGCGGCTACATTCTCTTTGCCAAATGCTATCAGCACAGATGGGCTACCCGCATTATCCTGCGGTTCCCCCTTGGTATTGCAAAATCTAATCCGGCCCTTCAGGAACAGCAACGCATCAGCCTTTGGCCAGACGTGCTCGAAGAAAGCCTTGGTCTCAGTTCTCGCAAACACCAGCGCAATACCGTTGCCATGCTCTGCAAGCTTCCCCATCCACTTGCCCATCTGCGGGCCGTAAGGCGGGTTCATCCAGACTCTGCCCTGCCAAGGTGAGGTCAAGCCATCATCCTCGATCGTGTAGTGCTTCTTGGCTGTATCCCAAGGCCGATCAAGTGGCGAGCATGGGTCTAGGTCAAACTCTCCTAGGGTCTGCAGGAGAGCCGGAGGGGTGAGCCATACGTCAGTTTTCATGACGTGATGCTCGTTGTTAAATTTGTTGCCCATTCTCTTCTTCCATAAGTTCGTACTTAGCCTTTATCAGGCCGTCAGCAACGAGCTCATCAAGCTTGTGCCGTGGAATCTCCGGGTACTGCTCGGCAAGTTCCTTCTTAGCAAAGTCAAGTGCTACATCCATAGCACGCAGTAGCACCCGCTCCTGGAAGCGTGAGAGCTTCAACAGGTTCTCATCCAGCACAACCTGCTGGCTATCCAGGCGCTTGCCAATGGCATCCAGAGTCTTGAGCAAGAGGCTCGCTGACTCAGTGTCACCTGACTTGATCGCACGATCGTAGAGGCTATCCTTGAGCTCGTGAAGCTCCTGCAGTAGCAGGTTACGCTGCTCGTGTTCGGTCCAGATATCCCGGGTGGCAAGCAGTTGCTTTACGTGTTGCACAGCCTGATCAGCAGGGATGCCTGTTGCGCGTTCGATTTCTACGCCAGACTTTCCTCCTGCTGCAGATCGCAGCAAGAGGTCGTCTAGTACTGATATTTCTCTAGCCATTACAGTCCAGTCAGTTTGTCGCTACGTTGGTTGGTGCCAATAGATGCGCCAATCAGGTCGATCATGGTCTGGATACGAACCTGCATGTCGTTCTGCATTTCGTATAGCTGGCGGATAGCCACGTCAATCTCAGCAAGGGTAGGTAGATCGCCCTCTGCTGTCGGTGACTGCGCTTCCGGGATAACGGGATCGGTTAAAACTCTAGTCATATGGATTTACTTCCTTTGAAAAGCTGTAGAAATTACAGCGAAATTTTTTTAGATGCCGTTTTGTCGCCAGATCGAAGGGCTGTGACTTCTTTCAACAGCAGCCTTGTGATCGGCATCTTCGTATAGACGTAGTACGTGAACGCATGGGTCTCCATCCTCAAACTCCTCAAGCTCTGCTTCAGAGAGAGGTAGACCGTCGTGCGTGTAACAGACTGCCGGGCCGACAAAGCCCGCTTCGATTCCTTGTGTGAGCCATTCATTGAATGTCATCAGCTTCCTTTCGGTATGTGTGTATTGCCTCATTCACGAGGTCCCAAACCTCGTAGTCTGCATCCATCTCGAAGTAGACCTCCCACAGGACTTCATCATCGTCATCCCAGAAGACTCCGCGCCAAACTTCTACGTCACCGCCATCCATTAGATCGAGGGCCAGTTTCGCAGTGCCGTAGCCTTGCAGGTTGATAAGTATTTCAGACATGTTCACATCTTACCACATGTTCAGAAAGTCTGGGGGGAGAGCTGAAAAATTTTGGAAATTTGAATTTTGTACCTACGGGTGTGCGCCCGCGGATCTGGGCATGGTTACTGGATAAAAAGATTTCTTTTCCACACGTTTTTGGGTGGTGACAGGTCGCTCAAGGTGATAGTCTTATTACATGAGGTCAGGGAGGCTTCATAGAAAGGGTTACAACATGTCAGCACGCAACACGCACACCGACTTCTGCCCACGCATGGGCGAGGTCTACGCTAACGCCTACCTAGTCGGCGAGATTGTCGAGGTCTCACCTCGCATCACGGCCCAGAACGGCAAGGAGTACTTCCGTTTCGGAATCGAAGTTCTGATGATTACCGACAAGAGCCACGACAGCGCCATGGGAATCGTAATCGGCGAGGTTATCTACCGACAGGCAACCCCTGCCCGACGTGCTGACGGTACTTTCAACAAGTTGAAGAACTACGGCGTAAAGTAGCAACCCGACCTAGGCAAGTCTCTAAACTGCCTACCACCCACAACAAGAAAGGCAACACCATGATTCTCTTCCAACTTCTAGGCTTCACCATTGGATCAGTTATCCTCGCTGACTTCATCGCCTACCTAGGTGACTCTGACCCATACGACCGCACCCCACAAGTAACTATCATTCTCGTGTCATTTACCGTTGCCATCGTGGCAACCATCATCAGAAAGAAGAGGGGCAACTAATGTACGGCAACATCATGAACAGGCTCATGGAAGCATCGGCACAGCCACCTGTAGAAGTCGGAATGGGGGTGACGGTGTGCATGTGGTCAGACCGCAAGGCACACACCATCATTAAGGTGATTCCCTTCAAGTCAGGCCCACGCAAGGGACAAGCCCGCCAGATCGTGATTCAACGAGACAAGGCAACCCGTACCAACACTGATGGCCACTACATGAGCGACAACCAACAGTACGAGTACACCGCCGACCTATTCGGAGCAACACAGGTCTACACCGCAGGCAAGGATGGCAGGTTCAAGAACTTGCTAATCGGGCACCGAGATGAGTACTACGACTTCAGTTTCTGATGTACACTTGACCTAGGGAAGTCATTAAAAGCCCTACCACCACCCACACACAACAGAAGGAAAGAAACTAATGGGATACCTAAAGACACTAAAAGAAGCTAACGATCTTCTAGCCCAGCGCGAGCCGTTCACCACTGGCACACTGTCAGCCCGCATGGATGGGAACGGTAACTACATGGTCTTCAGCTACGACGAGATGATTGCAGGAATCACTGAATCGGGGCAGTACAACCTAAACCCGAACTGGTTCAGCCAGACCACCACTAAGCACTTGAACATCGTTAAGAGAGCGTGGGGGATCAGATAGCAACAAAAGCCCAGCCATGTTTGACATGATTCTACTTCGCTAGTAGACTGGGTACGAGTGGCAACACTGCCACCATTACAAAGGAGACAAGCAACATGACACACGAGACAACCAGCGTCAGTGGCCTAGTAGCAACAACCCCACGCCACCTAATCACTAGCGAGGGCCTAGCGATTACATCATTCCGTCTAGCGTCATCTCACCGTCGCTTCGACCGCTCGCAGAACCGCTGGATTGACGGCGAGACCAACTGGTACACCGTTACAGCGTTCAAGCAGTTGGCAATCAACGTCAGCACTTCAATCTCAAAGGGCGACCGCATCATGCTCACCGGCAAGTTGCGAGTGCGTGACTGGGACAATGGCGAGCGAGCCGGAACTTCTGTCGAGATTGAAGCCGAAGCCATGGGCCACGACTTGAACTGGGGAACTGGAGTCTTCAACCGCACAGTTCTAGTGCGCGAGTACGAGGGCGACCCAACAGAAGTCGCACTACAGAGCGCACTAAAAGAATTGGCAGAGTTGCGCAATTCACTAGAAAAACTGGTAAACTAAATACATGGGCTGGCATCCCTAACTGCCACCACACACACAACGAAAGGCAAAGCAATGAGCATCCCACTAGAGTCAAGGATCACCACCACTAGCACCACCGGCAGTTTCAGAGACCTACCTTCGGTCACCTTCTTCGTCGACAACATGGCAATCAGTCGTGCCACGATCTTTGAAGAGCACTTCAACGAGCCGGATCACTGCCTCGTGAAAGACATGCAGAGCGGCCGTACATTCCCAGTTATGGGCAGGATCCATGCCGAGCGTGTCGCTCTTCAGATTGCCAAAGCGTACCTCTTTGATGTGGTAGCATTATTTGGTACAGACAAACTACCAGAGTAACCCCCAGCCCTGAGCATGGCTTGAAACTGCTCACCCACACACAACACACAAGGAAAGGGCAACACAATGTCAGCACCACAGGAGTTTCTAGATTCACTTTACGACAGCGAAGCAGCGTTCATCGATGCCATCTATCGAGAGGAACGCTCGGGCTTTGACGACTTCGACGCAACTCTAGACCGCAAGTATGAAGAGGGATTCATCGATGGCATGCGTCACGCTTACACGCTGCTCACCGGCGATGTTCTGCTAGGTGACAGCCCGCACGAGTTCGAGAAGGCAAGTCGCGAGCATGTACGCAACGAGATTGCCGAGGAGAAGTGATGACTAAGACCTGCCAGTACTGCTGCGAAAACCCAGTGGCCGCTGAATGGAACTACTCGTGCGTGGAGTGCGTGTACATTTGCCAGACCTGCGACCGGATCACACCGTACGAGATAGGAGGCGACAGCGAAGACTGTGATGATTGCTGGGCCGCAAAGCAAACGCCAGAAGTCTGTGCGAACTGCGACTACATGACATTTGACATGCGTGGAGATTTGTGTAAAGATTGTGATAAGGAACGACAAACAGGAGAGATGAAATGATTACGGATTACTGGGAGAACTACTACACACAGGCACTCGCCAATGACGGCGACTTCGACTACGACACACTGGCAGCCATGCCGGAGTACATGGCAGTACTTCGGTCTTCGATTGAATCCGGCGAGCGCAGCAAGTACGTAGACGACACAGCCTTTTGGATTCTCGAAGAGATGACAAACTGGCTTGACACACAGGTTCTAAAGGGTAAACTTATTCGTAACAACTACAAGGAGAAAATCTAATGGCTATCAACACGAACAAACTTTATGTAACTGAGTACGGCTCATGGGGAATGGAGGTCTTCGAGGTCTTCGACACAACCAACTGGATTCATGACGACTTTGATGAACTGGATGCGGCATCAGACTTTGACAAGTTGCCACTTGCTCGTGAGATTACAGCGCTACGAAACAAGGAGGCGAACTAATGAAGCGGCCAGACTCTAAGCGCACGATTACAGCTAAGATTAGAGCGCGTGACTTACGCCTAGCGCGAGAGCGCAAGATCCGCTACGGCGTAGGCGCTTGACACTCACTCACTGATCCACTAAACTTTATATAGCAATATAAACCACTACAAGGGAGAACAACATGGCAAGCAAGAACAAGATCCACCTAGATCCACAGGCAGACTACAACGGAAGCAACCTAGACGAGTTGTGCCACCTGCTAATCGAGGAGATAAAGGGACAGCGCCTTGAAGCAGAACGCTATGACGAGAACGATCCGTTTCGTGACTACATCGAGGGAAGCATCGCAGCTAGAGAAGTTGTCTTAGGTAGACTGGGTGTCTCAAGCGAGTTATGGGAAGGCAACGCCTAGTAATCCCTGCTATACTTTTATCAAGCAACACACACAACAACAAGGAGAGAAACATGTACAAGGCATCAGAGATTCAGATCAACGACACTAACAAGGTAGTCGCGTACTACGACGAGTACAGCTATCAACTCGACGATATCGTCGGTGATGACTTCGGCGTTCAAACGCTGCGGATCGACCGCAACCACCACGAGATCAGCATGGATAACTTCCACTCAAGCATGAAATACGCGATCGAACATTACAAGCGTGTCTTTAACCCGTACTCACACACGAACTACGTTGAACTACGCAAGAACGCGATTAGCCGGTACGCTCACTTGATCGGGTACCGCGTGTTGTTCGTGGATCTATACGGCACAAGCCAGAGCGACTGGGCTGAGGTTGTTGTCTACTCACCGGCTGAGGATCACGAGATCTTGAAGCACAGGATCCACTCTCTCAAGGCATGGTGGCGTGGCGAGGTATACAGCGTACACCACGAGCAACTAACAACTTACGTGAACGAGGTTGATCCGGAGGATAAGATCCAGAAGTGGCAGACCGTAGACTCGATCTGCTGTGTCATGTTTGACTCAGACGAGGACCTACTAGATCTAGCTAAAGAAACTTTCAACCTGCCAGAATAGATCCACAGCCAGAGCGGCACACACCGGGGTTCGAGTCCCCGGCTGGCACTTGACAAGACCAAGATCAGGTACTACACTTGACTTATAACTAAAAATTGAAAGATCGAAAAGGTTCAGCTGGGCGGCCGCGAAATTCAACCAGAGATAACCGACCCTACCCGGATCTTGATTATAACGATTCGGTAACATGGCTTGACAACCCTCAAAAACTACTATAAACTAGATTTGGTACCCGATTTATTACATAACATTAGTGTAACGATCCATAGATCCGCTTGCGATCCACCTTGAACTGTGCTATGTGCTATCCACTGCCTACAGAATGGCTGAGAATCGGCTTTCAGATAGTCCCCTGTGTGATTACCTTGTTAGATATCTCATGGCTTGTACGGGCGTTCTACGGCTTTACAGAGGTATATGGATATTTTGATCAGGTTTTCAAGCTTTTCTATCGTTATAAATCCGTTATAAAAATAGTCACTTTCGACTTGACAGCGTGAAATATGTATGCTTATATTGTTATATCAAGTACATAACACAACTGAAAGGATGACTTGACGAAATGAGAATCGTTACTGACTACATGGAATACACCGTTTATGAAACATCAACAGGCAAAGGTGTTCTATTCATCAAGAAGCCGACACGTGGCAACAACGTGGCTCTCTTTGAAACATCTACGCAGGCAGAAGCAACCGCTCTAGCGTTGGCTTTCGGCGGATCAGTACGACTCACTCACAGAATCAAGAAGCCAGTAAACGTGGAGGCAAACTAATGGCTACACTCATCACCGAAAACAACGGCTATGAACTCTACAACCAGTCTCTAGACGATTGTAACGAGAGGTACATGGGATTCTATCCGTCAGACATTCTAAAGTCTTGTGACCCGATCGCCTACGAACTAGGATTCCAAGACTTTTGCGAGTGGTTGGCAGAAGACGGAACCTACGTTGAGAACTACACCGAAGACTACATGCCAGAAGAAGAAGACGAGGAGGATTAGCGTTCAAAAAAAAACTCACGTCTCTCTCACTCTACTATATAATATATATT